GTCTGAAACCTTTTTAACACGGGAGAAACGACATGACACGCGACAACGAAAACACTTTGACAATCACCTGGGGCGACTACACCGAACTGAGCCAGCTGTTCCCTAACGGCGTACGTTGGCTCGAGTGCGAGTACGCTCATCATTGGAACGACGACAACACGGCCGTGACGTTTTATGTTTCGGCCCCCGTCGCCATCGAAAAAATGCAAACGGCTCATCGAAGTTTTGCCGTCAACTGCACCTTTGCCGACGCCCTCCGAGCGGCGGCGCAGACATCGGCCACCGACGACAGCGACCTCGTCACGGTGACGATGACACGCGACGAGTTCGCGGCGGCCTTCGACATTCTGAATATCTGGGTCAAGGGCGAGGGCATCAGCCGCCAGAACGCCGAGCAACACGACATGCTTTCGGAAGGCTTCACCAACACGCTCGCCTCGCTGTGGCGGCGGTTGCTGAAGTCGCGGTATGCGAAGTAACACGAACGACAACCGACAACCTCAACACGGGAGAAACGACATGACCAAAACACCGCAAAACCTGACGGCGAGCCAACTGGACGCGAGAATCATTGAGGCGAGACACTGGCTCAACTCTGACAGTCCTTGCGCCTGGGACCAGGAGTGGTGCCCCGAAGCAACAGCCGCCCTTCACTGCTCCCGCGACGCGGCCGCAGGAGAACACGCGGCGGCGGCGCGAACGTGGCAAGCACGGGCCGATTATGACGGCAACGGCCTGACTGGAGACGAGTACCGAAAACAAGCCGAAGCTCGCCGAGCGGCGAGTGACAAAAAAGACGCCGACCTCCGAGCGGCTATCGCGCGGAACGATATCTTTGACCGTGGTTATCAAGCAGACGGCAACGCGGGAGAAACAAAATGACCAAAACGAAAACACGACACGCACTGCACGAACTCAACGCCCGCCGGCGTGCGAGGAACGGAAGCCGGCCGCGAACGCGAAAGCCGCGACGCGAAGAAATCAGCCTTGTGATTCACGAGCTGAGGATTTGGATTAGTTGCATCCCGCGATTGGTGCGGCCCGAGTATCGCGACAAAGAAACAGCCAGGGCCAAGCGCGAACTGAATGACCTCATCAAATACAAAAAGCGGCGATGGAAATAGAACGAAACAACCGGCGCGTCGGCGGGAAGTACCGGCGTCGGAGCGGGGAGCGGGGCCGGCGAACGGCCCCAGGATGATGGCCCCATCGGTGGCTCCGTGACCTCTTAAATCACCGCCTTTTTACGGCCGCCCAATCTGGTCGCCGAGCTGTCAAGTGGTTTGGACCGTTCGCCATGCTATTCGTTGATGAAACACGAAAGAGCTGTAAAGTAAAGCCGCGCAATCGCGTTAGTTCCATCGAGCAAAATCCTGAAAGCGACCGCCAACTGTACCGGCTGGCGTCCCGATCTCGTCGCCGTAAGTTATTAGAGCTAGGCGACTTATAATCTTTCCATTTTTCCTGTTGACGTTCCGGCACCGGAACCGATAATGAGAAGCATGACAACTACATCACTTCAACACGGGAGAAACACAATGAACGCGAACGACATCAGCTTTGGAATCGAAATCGAATCGACAATCCCGAACACGTCGCCCGTGAGAGTCGGTCCCTACCATCGCGGCACGCCGGTTGCACAGTTGCCGACATCACCGGACGGCGAACAGTGGAAGGCCGAAAGCGACACGAGCATTCACCCGCCGACCGGCCGCCGTGGCTGCGAGTTCGTCAGCCCGAAACTACAGGGCGAAGAGGGGCTACAGCACGCACACAAAACAATCACGGAAATTCGCGACGACCTCGGGGCTAAGGTCAACAGTTCCTGCGGTATACACGTCACCGTCACCTTCCCGCGAAACGACGGGCCGGCGTTGGCTCGCCTCGTGACCTTCTGTGCACACTTCGAGCGTGGCCTGTACGCCACAACGGGCACGAAGCGACGCGAACAGGGCATCTACTGCAACCCGAACAAGTGCCACGGCGAACATCCCGTGACGAACAAGGCCAAAGCTAACGCCTACATCCGACACGCCAAGCGAGCACGATTCAGTATCGTCAACCTTACTCACCTCGCACACGGCCGCGACCGCGTTGAGTTCCGCCTGTTCAGCGGCTCGGTCAATCCCGACAAAATCCTCGGCTGGGTTCGCCTCATCCTCGCCATCGTAGAGTTCTCGCTCAACACGAATCGCTGTGTGAGCTACGAAAGCCGCTCGAGCGATAATCGATGGGGCGGCGAGGGCGAGTGCTCCGTGGTCGGGATGCTCTGTAAACTCGGTTGGCTCAAGTGGACGGCTTGGGGCTATCGCGGTAAGACCTACGGCGAGCTGGAAACAGAAGGCACGTCGATTCCGACCATCGACAAAATCGTCGCGAGGCTTCGCGGCCTCGCCAAAAAGTACGACGCGTGCTAACAACACAACGGGGCGGGCCGAAAGGCTCGCCCCGAGGCGACCGAAATCATCAACACGGGAGAAACAAAATGAACGACAACGACAACAACACGACGGAGCAAGGCACGCCGCGCCACCTCGTTTTTGTCTACGGCTCGCTATTGAGCGGCCTCGGCAATCACGACCAAATCAGCGACGGCGAACTTGTTGGCACCGGCACCATCGACGGCGAATACAAAATGATAAACCTCGGAGCTTTTCCGGCAGTCTACAGGGCCGCCGGCGGCGGGCCGGTAGTTGGTGAAGTGTACGCCGTTAGCGACGCAACACTGCGGCGACTCGACCGACTCGAAGGCAACGGCCGCTTTTACACGCGGGAGCAAGTCGCGGCGAACGTGCCAACAGGAACGACCGCGACCGTCTGGGTATATCTCATCAACAACAACCGACACTTTGCCGACGCCTCGCGCGTCGATAACAACGACTGGAGGACCGACCGATGTGTGCGATCATAGGATTTATCGGCAATCACCGATTCAGTAGACCGCGAACCGAAATAATCTGGGACGCCATAGCCTCGAACCTTCACCGTGGGCCGGACGCCTGGGGCGTCGCGTCAGTTCGTCGCGGCCGCCTGTTCGAAACGAAGCGGCCAGGACGAATAACGGTGCAACGCTCGGCCGTTCTTCGTGCCATCGATTGTTCGTCGGCCATCGCCTTGCACATGAGATGGGCAACGCGAGGCCGGCCGGAGAATAACAAGAACAATCACCCGCACAACTTCGGGCGTGGGTCGTTGATTCATAACGGCACGATTACTTGGGCCGACGATCTGGCCGAGGACAACGAGATAGAAACAGCCACCGCTTGCGACTCTGAAGTGCTCGCGCGGCTTGTCGGTTGCGGCCCGCAACGGTCGCGAATCGACCGCGTGTCGGCGGCCCTCGATCTCGCGCAAGATTACAGCGAGGATAATCACCAACGGCACGCGGCCGTAGCCGTCTGGCCCGACCTGATTGTTGTCGCAAAGCAAGGCAAGCCGCTAGCGTGGCTCGACCTTCCAGAAGGCCGATACTTCGCTTCAGTCGCGCCGAGCCGCGAGTGGAACGCCGGCGACCGCGACTGGATTTTTCAAGTGAAGATACCTCAACCCAAGGGCGGCGGAGCCGCGTGTAAAACAGGGAGATTTAAACGATGCTAGTGATGTGGGCTTTTGGTTTTGCAGGAAGATTTTGGTCGCGGTTCGAAACGCCGGCCGACTACGACCACGACGACACGGGAGAACTCGAAGATGATCCTGACAACGAACGCGACCGGCGGCGCGCTCGAGAGGAGGACGAAAACGATGGCGACTAGATATTTTTCAACGACCGAAGTGGGCGAGATGCTCGGCGTCAGCCGCGAGTACGTCAACCGGCTATGCAGACAGAAGCGGCTCGGCCGTCGCGTCGGCCGCAACTGGGCAATCAGTCGGCACTCGCTCAAGAAGTATCTCGATGGAACTAACGCCGGCGAGTTGCGGCGGCAAGCACGAAGGGAGAACGAAAGTGATTAGCTTTTTCTTATTCTGGTTCGCGGTCGGGATTGGCGTTGAGGCCGCGACCATCGGCCTACTGTCTGCGGCCGTCGCCATCTATCGAAGAACGCGGCGGCACTAACAACGCGGCCGCCGGCGCGTCACGCCCGCCGATCTCTGCGGGTTCGCAGAAAGTGATCGGGACGCGTTAGGCGGCCTTTTCTCGTCGCCTTTTTTCCGGCGTCTGATCATAGGGGCCACTGTGCGAACGGCGTTCTGGGGCCATCCTCGAGGCCGCAATCTGGCCTTTCGTGGTTCGCCCGCCGGCCAATCGGCTGATCCTGGCTCAAATCGTTGATTTGATCGAATCCCCGATGATCCAGCTCGCGAGCAGCAAAACGACGTTCTCGACGCCGCCGGCCGGCAGCGGGAAGCCGACGCCCTCCGTCACGACGACGACAACGCCGGCGACCGCAACCCAAAACCTTCGCGACCGAATCAACGCCTGAATTTTCGTGTTCATCTTTTTGCCTTTCTGATTGAACGTAAACGATGGAACAAACGACGACGAGCGAGCGCACGGCCCGCGACCTTTTTAGACTCAGCAACGGAAGCGGCCGGCGCGTTGTCGCGGTCGGCGTTTCGCGATGGCTTGAAACGTCGCGCCCTTGTCGTCGGGCAACGCCTCCCATCTCACTTCACAGTCGGGGCAATCGCGGCGCGTGCTAGTTCCATCGAACTGTTGAAGCCAGCCGCGCCCTTCACAAAGGCCGCCGCCGGTGCAACTCGGCGAGATCGATGGAACCGCGTACTTCGTAAAAACGGCGGCCGCAAACGGTCGATAGTTGTCGGCCGCGTTGTTGCAACCGGCAACGAACAAGAAAAGCAAGACTAACATTCTGGGCATCGTGGTTTCCCTTCTTCGTTTTTGTCTGCGGTCGCCGTGTAGTCGTGGGCGATTATCATCTCGAGCCAGGAGATGGCTTTCCGCAAGTCCTCCTCGCCGGCCTTTTCGCGGTGCCTGATAACGTGATAGATCACCTCCCCCTCGGCGTGTGGGAGGTTCCAGCTTCGCAACACGTCGAAGGGCTGCGGCGTCATGCTTTGATAGTGCCGGCCGCCAACTTGCGCCGTGCTAAAGAACTCGCCCTTCTTGAACTCTATTCCAGGCGCGACCGAAACGCGGCCGAACTCTATATCGCTTCTAACGTCGTCGGGCAGCCAATCGCTTTTGCGCGTTTCGTCGGGCATCCTAATCCTTGAGATCATCGACCCATTGGTAGTGCGGCACGCCCTGCGAACCGCCGACGCGATTCTCCCGAGGAAGGAAGCCGACGTATCGGCAAAGCCCCAACTCGATGGCGTCGCGGATAAGCTTGCTTGCCTTGTCGCCGCCGCATCCTAATTGATTTATAACGTCGCGGGTAGTGAACGCGCCCTTCGGCAAATCAGATTCCTTGACCTCTTTGATTGAGCGCACGACGGCCTCGATGTCGCGTTGGTTCATCGCTTCGCCCCCTCGAGAGATTTAGTCAGCGGCAGAAGGAGGCTAGTTCCATCGATAATCGGCACGTTGATATGAAGGAAAGAGCCATCCGTTTGCACGAGCTGAATCGCGTAGCCGTGCGTCCACTCATTTATTGCTGCCCGCGTGTGTTGCCACAGTGGACGAGCCGAACAAAGGCAGCCAGGGCAATACGCCGAGATGGTTCCCACGTTCGGCTTTCGCACGGTCGCGGAATCTGCGCGATGCGTGTGGCCGTAGATTACATTCCCCGCGAACTTGTCGAGGGCAATCTTCGCCGCGTTCTTCGCACTCGAAACTTCGTGAACAAAGAAACAATCGCCGAGCCGAAGCACGCCGCGCTCTTTCGTCGTGCTATTGAACTCGCTGCGGCGGTAGTACTTGATTCCTCGCTCTTTTAGTTTCAATCGAAACTCGGGGCTAAGCGCGCGGCGCAGCATCTCGCGGTCGTCGTTTGACCTTAAGGCCGTTTGCATAATCCACTTCTCAATGCGCCCCTCGTGGTTGCCCTCGAGGTAATGGTACGCGGCCCCAGGCGTCGCGGCTTGCAGCTCGTCGAGCATCTGATTCGCGGCGGCCAAGTCGTCGGCGTAGCTGTACTGCGCTTCGGCCATAAACATCGGAATATGATGCTCGGCTAAGAAGCCCCCCGTCTCGGCGTGATCGCCCATTAAAATACACTCGCGCACCGGAAGCCGTTTCAGGTCAGCGAGAACGGCCGACCACGCTTGCGCGTCGATGTGGCAGCCGTGCGTGTCGGCGATAATCGCGCGACAGAATCCCGCTCGAGTTGTCGCCTTCGCCTTCGGTGTTTTCGGTGGCGGCGTGCCTCGCTTGTTTAGCTCATCCGAAAGCACCGCGTTAATCTTTCTTGTTTCGGCGACGTGCTTTCTCAGCGTCGCCACTTCACTTTCGAGCTTGGCGCGGTCGGCCTGTTCTGTAATCGTTTTTAGTTTCTCATCCATTAAACAACCTCCACCGAGAGAACTGTTCCGGCCGGATAGGAGCAGCAACCGTAGAACTCGTTCGTGTCACAATCAACCGTTGTGCTCGTCACGAGCTGACGCGCCGCCTTCCCCTTCCCTCGCCAACCGACAAAGAAGCAAAGCGTTTTGAACTTTTTAATTTGGCTGCGCTCTGGGTCGTCGTGTGCCTGTTCGTAAATATCAACCCACGTAACGAGCACGCGGTCGCGAGCCTTCGGCTTTTTCTTTTTGCCCCTCGTCGCCATCGCGCATTACCATCGGGTCTTGATTCGGTGCAATCGTTTCGGCTTCCATCCGGCGGCCGAGGACATCGCGTAGAACGTGCGGCGTTTAATGTCTTTCCATCTCGCCCAGAAGCTGCCGCGAGGAATCAAGACGGGGCTGCCAGTTCCATCGGCCGCGTCTCGGATTTCGCGCGGGCCTCGATTCCACACTCCCCACGAGTTCTGAATCAGGAACAACGGCGAGCCGTAGACGTCGATGGAACTAGCACGCGCATCGACTGAAGTTATCGCCATCGCGTGGGACCAGCCGGCGCGCGTTCGCTTGCTGACGCCGTGCTCGTTCCGTGCACTCGAGAAACTTTCGGAACCGCAGCTCGACACGCCGAAGCCGGCGGCGACGAAATCGCGGAGCTGCTCGAGGCCGGTCACGCGGGTCGCGGTTCTGATCAGATGCTGCCGGCCGATTGTTTCGAACTCGTCGGGCGGCGCGTTGCGGCCATATCTGCCGGCAAGTTCGCCGCTGTACGTTGTTAGGTCGAGCGTGTCGGTGTAACGCCGCCGAACCATCGCCCCGTGTTGCGTCGAGACAATCGCAGCGGCCCCGCAAATCCAACCATCTGAACGTGAGCCACGGTGCCAGTACGGCCACTCGCTACTGAAGCAACCGTTCTTTTGCCCCACGGTCGGGATGTCCGGCGCGCCCTCGACCAGCCCCGTGATGGAATCAGGTTCGCCCCGCTCGACTTCACAACAGACGGTCACGAGGTCGGCCGTTCGTTGGCTATGGCTCACGCAATCTCCTCGCTGTTGTGCCGGCCCTGGGAAGGCGGCGGGGTAGAGTTTCACCACGTCGAGAAAGTTCAGGCACAGCTTGCCGTCGCCATAATCTTCGAGCTGGAAAACGCGGGCCGCATCATCGCCCGCCGGCCAACCGCCGGCAGCTCTAATCGCGTCGTCAAATCTTTCGTTGTGCGCGGCTATCGCCGTGGGCCGCAGTTCGCAACCCGCCGCGCCGTCGTCGTACAACCGGCGAATCGAGCGCACGTCGCGAACAATCGCAGATTCCCCACGCGGCCACGGTCGAAAGATTCTTGGCATAAGCGGCAGCTCCAAGTGTTGTCGTCACTTCGAAAGACTCCACGCGCAAGCGAACACGCCGGCCGACGCTTCGGCCTTTGTTAGTTGTCTGTTCTCGTCTCCCCAGATGGCTTGCAGCGATTCGTTTAACGCCGGCCCGAGGTCGATGTCGCCAACCTCCGCGCGGATTGCCGCCAGTGATTCAAGGCCGCTCTCGATGTTGCGCGCCAGCGCGCTTGAGTTGTATCCTTGTCGCGTGTCGTCGTGCTCGAGCAGCCACGCATAGGCCGCGAGGAAATCAGAAACAACGGCGGCGGCGTCTGGATTCGTCGAGCGTGCGCGGTGCAACGGCGCGACGTGTCGCTGCATCTCATCCGATGGAATCGGTATAGAAACAACCTGAACGCCGAACACGGGCAACGCGATGGCCGCGAGCTTGTCGCGCGAGGCGGCGGCGGCGATGCCTAACAACAGCGCGACCTTCAGCCAGTCGGCCACCCGCCGGCTGCCCTCGGTTGGCGTGTTGCTGCGAAGTAACTTGTCGGCGAACCACTTAGCGCGCGCGATCATTTAACCGCTCCTCGATTCGTTCCACGATGGCCTTGATGACTTCAACTGCCGTTCCAACCTCAGCAATCGACTGACGATTTGCGCCAAGTTCGTTCTCAAGTTTATCAATTCTGCGGGCGGTGATTTCGTTGACCAGTTGCTGTTGTTGGTTTCTATCATCAACTCGTGTTCCGTTTTTGTTTCGTCCATTAGTCGCCTTGCCTTTGACGAGCGGAACAACTACACGCTCCAACAGTAGATAGATGATGACTACCAGGGCCGCCGAAAGTGTTGGCTGTACTATTTCCATCGTCCCTGTTCGCTTTCATTCTAACGGCTTCCGTTAAATCGATGGTTCTGCGCCCTCGCCAGGGCCGAGCGCGAATCGCCGGCTGAAGCCGAAAGCGGAAGAAATCGGCCGGCGGCGGTGGTTGGTGGCCGAAATCCACATAATCGAGGCCCGAGGATGGCCCCAGAACGCACGGCGGCCGGTGGCCCCTATGATCAGACGCCGGAAAAAGCCGGCCCTGTGCGGGCCGTTTTCGATGGAACTGGCGGGGATTGTCATAGCGAGAACCGAATCAAGACGATGACGGAGGCGACTGCTAGCACGATGAGAAACAGCCAACGCCGCTTCTTCGATTTTGCCTCGGCCAACTGCGCCTTGGCTGTGATTCGCTCGGCCGTTCGTCGTTGCGGTCGTCGTGTCGGCATCGCTCTAGTTCCATCGGATTACAAATCGACCGAGGTTATTCGAACCGGCTTCTGGTTGTTCAGCGTCAGCGTCGAAACTGTGATTAGGTCTTTGTCTGCGCGGAGTTCGCCGGTTGATAGGTAGAGCACCGAGATCGTCCGCCCCATCGATGCCTGAGTTGTGTCGAGTGTGCCGCCGTAAAGATACACGTTCGATATCGTCGCGTTCGAGTTCCAGTAAACAGTGCCGCCGTAGATTGTGAGCGTCGATGGAGACGCCTCTTCTTCGAGGTAGACAGTGCCTCCATACACTTCGAGCGCGGTGCAGTTGCATCGCTGTATCAGCGTGCCGCCATAGCAGAGGGTTGTCGTCGCGGTCACGCCTTCGCCGAGCGTCAGCTTCGAGCCTTGCTTGTTAACCGATGCGGTTGTAACGGTCGAGGTCTTGGTCGCGGTTGAGGCGAGGCCGACGTTGCCACCGTTCACTGACAGCTCGCTGATGGCCGAGCCAAGAAGGTACAGTCCGCTGTTCCCAGGCGAGGCCGAACGCGTATAGTTTACGACCGCGTCGATGGCCGCCGAGCCGATGTTGATATATGACAAACCGCCACCCGCGAACTCGAAGCGATTAGGATCGACTTGCAGATACACGGGCAGCGCGCTCGTCGTCGGTGCGGTGCCGATAGATTGCTGGTATCCGCGCTGCACGATGAAATCACCGAGTGCGGTCGCCGAGTTGTTTAGGTTCGCGGTAATCGGAACGGTCGAGCTTGGCGGGATTCTCACGTTGTCTGTTGACATCGGAACCCAGCCCGCCGACCAGTTCGCGGCAACTTGATAGTCACCGACAGTACCGCCTTCTCCAAGCCAAGCATTCTCTGCCATATCTCACAAGCTCCTTATGGTAAAAAACGTTCCATCGGCTGTGACCTGCGCCGTGTTGGCACCGCCGCCGGATAGCGTCCACAGTCGGATGCGCCAGATGTCGCCGGTGATGACCTGAAACTTTCGCGGAGGCGATACAACAGACACGTCGAGGTTCGTGTGGTAGTTATACGACCGGACAGGATGGTCGGCCGCCGTGTATGACGCGCCGTTATCGTCGCTCATCTCGATGGTCGTCTGCCATAGGTTCGTGCCCTCCGTGCTGCGCACGAACACCGCCCACGACATCTCGACTAACGAGTTAGTGCGGATGTTAATCAGCCCGCTCGACACTGTGGCTATAGTTGGAAGTCCTCGCCCGTCGCTCGCGGTGCCCTGCCAAGTGGGGCGCAGTTTCGCCGATCTGTTAAAGACAACAATCTCGCCGCCTCCAATAACAGTCAAATCGGCCATCGTGTAGGATACATTCGATTCTGCCTCGAACGTCAGACAGTCCCGCCTTGTGTCGTGCGGCACCGGACGCGGCACCTCGGCCGATGGCTTCAGCACGCTATCGATTGCGCGAGCGTGTGATTTGTAGGTGTTGTTTTTGAGCAGGACAGCCATCAAAATTCCAGCTCCTCGAATGCTTCCGTTCTCTTGACGTCAAACTTTAAGATTGTATTTTCGTGCTGCGGTGCTTCGTCCAGCATGAGCGCGTCACGCGACGCGAGGAATCCCGTATCGACTTTAAGTAGTGCCGGCGAGGATATCGGATTGCCGATGTTCTCAGAAGACATCGATCCAGACGACGTGGCCGCCGACGCGCCCTCATTTACGTTCATCAGTTCGATGTCGCCAACTTCTTGGCCTCCTCCGATGTCGCCAACGTCGTTCATGAAGTTAGCGCGCCATCCGAGATTCGGTAGCTCAATGAATTGCTCCTCATCATAAAACTCGAACTCGGCTGAAAACTCAAAATACGATGCGTCACCTTTCCACTTTCTCTCGGAGTATTCCATCGAACTAATCTTGACGGTTCGCTTCGGCTGGCCGAGATAGGCGTTTGAGTTCCAAGCGTTCGTGAACTTAGCCAGTCGGTCGAAGTCCGTCGAGATGACATTCTTTCTTGCCTTAATCCAAGATACGTTCTGGCCGACAGACACGCCATCATTCAGCGGGTCGCCAACGGAGTTCACGAACGGCCGGCCGTTTTTGTCTTTGTACACCGTCTTTTGAATTGTTCGCGTTCCAGCTGGCCCCCACTGTGTCGCCAAGTCCAGCGGGTCTTCTGGTGTTTCCTCCTCGTCCGGTTGCGTGCTGGAATACTGAACCTGAATCGCGTACAGCGTCTTGCTTCCATCTATGGCAGTTGCGGGGCCAATCGTCTTAGCGCGGCATCCTGGTGCGACCTCGCTTCCGTAAGCGTACCAAGTGCCAACCCTGATTCCGTAAGCGTTCATTACGGCTTGCAGTGCGGTTCGCGGGCCGTAGCTTGAGCTGGTTAGCTTCACGATAAAGTAACGCGTCGCCGTGTCCTCGTCTGCGGTCGAGGAAAAGGTCGGCGTTTTGTGCTCGTTGACTGAGACGACTGACATCTAAGCGGCCCTCAGTTTGTCGAGTTCGGTCTGTTGCTGTTTGAGTATTTCGTTCTGCTGCTTAATCATCCCGTTTAATTCAATCTGCCGCTTCCGGTCTTCGCGTCGCTCTTCGGGGCTAGCGAAGGTTGCGTCGATGGCTTTTTGTAACTCGGCTTGGCGTGCCTCTAGCTGTTCGATTTTGTCTTGCTGGTCAGCAATCACCCCCCTTTGTACGTCGCGTTTCCCTGCGCTCTTCTCGTCTGCTTCGCGTTGTATCTCTTCGTTGCGTTTCCTCTGGGCTTCTGCCTTCTTGTCGATGCGTGCCTGATGTTCTGGGTCAGCGATCTCTTTTCTTATTCTCTCCCGCTTCAGTGCGTTAAATTCGATTGCCCGCTCTTTCGATTTTATCTGCTTGTCGAGCTGGATTCGCTCTTGCAGTTTTCGTTCGCCGACGACGCCGCGCTGCCAGCCCTCGGTAGTTTTTCGGCGTGCGGTCTTTAAATGCTGGAGGTTTCGTTTTTGTACCTTGTCGAGTTCCTCCCACTGTTCCAAGTCTTCTTCGGTCATGTCTTGCAGTCGTGCCTTACGCATCTCCGGCTCGACTTCCTTCTTCGCGCCGACGTGCAAGATGCCGAGCCGCTGCGCCGTGTCGATTGCCTCTTGGAGGAATCTAATAATCAGAATCAACTCGGGTGCTAGTTTTTCTCCGAGCTTCTCGCCCAGGTCACTGAAGGAGTTCGACAATATCGCCATTTTGCCGGCGTACGTTCCCGCCGCTGCTGCGGCACTGCCGCCGAATTGCGTAGACAGTTCGCCGAGAATTAACTTCTGCGCGCCGAGCATATCGCCCGTCTCGACTAAGGCGAAGATCATTTTCTTCTGCTCTTTTGAAAACTGGATACCTGCCTTCGATAACGCGCTGAGATTTGCGACCGGATCATTTAACGCCTTGCCAAGTTGGACGGTTGCCGATTGTAAGTCGGTGCCCATCCTCGCGGCCAAGTCTTGCACCGCAATCATCGTCGGTTTGAACGCGCCCTCGCGAATGTTAGTGAACGACAACAGCACCGAACTCGCCGCGATGGTTGCCTCGTCTCCAAACATCGTGACGCCCTGCCGTTGGGCAGCGAACTTCTTAATCTCGTCGGCGGTCAGTCCGGCGGCGTGTCCGGTGGATTTCAAAGCGGCGGTGAGCTGCGCCTCGGCTTGTTCTTGTGCCGCGTAAGCGTCGAGAGACTTCTTCATTATCGCCGTGACCGCACCGAGCGCGGCACCGGCTAGGGAGAGTCCGACCTTGAGAGCCTTTGCAGCTTTTTGCGCCGCTGTTGTTTTCTTCGCGACTCGCCCCATCCCCTTCTCGAAGCCGGCCGTATTCGCGGTCACGTTCGTTGCGAGAGTCCATCCGGTTGACATTTATCGCCTCCCGTTTTTCCGCTGCCGGCCGGCGGCAACCCACTGCTTCGCGACGTCATCGATCCCCTGGTCGCTGCCTGGGAGCTGGATATCTTTTATCTCGCGGAAGAATTCTGAGAGCTTCATCAACTCATCGATGTCGCAGTCTTTGTAACCGCAGTGCGCGCGGCACGCGTTGAAAAGCCGATGAGCCATTCGACCATTAAGGCCGCCGAGCATCTCGATCTTTTCGTCAGTGTCGAACATCCGCTCGCCAGTTCCATCGACGATACACCACGACAGCAATAGACGCCGCGCGTTCATCAACGCATCGACGCTAAGACCATCGGCCGTCGCAATCGACGCCTCGGCGAATGTCATCTCGGCTTCGGTGAGGTCGCGGATTCGAACCCACTTCCAGCCGCCGAGCCAGACCCACCGATAGTGACGACGAAAGAGCCGCGTCACTTGTTGCCAACTTTCGAGCCTCATGGCACTTCCACTTCATCGAGTTCGTCGGCGTCAGGCTCGCCGTCGTCGTCGTCGTCGGTTTCGATATGCAACGCCGCCGAATCAACGAGCACCTGCGGCAAGCCGGCGCAGCGTGTTATCTCGACGTCTGGATAATCGGCGGCGAGGATTGTCAGCACCTCCGCGCTAATCGCGTCATAAACTGGCTGCAACAACGGAACGCGAAACACGAGCACGCCGTGCTTCAAGTTAACTTCTCCGAAGTCACGAAACGCGCGGCCGCAGTCTGGGCAGATGCAGAACTCGCGACAATAGGACGCTTCGCACGGTTCGCCGCTTTCCGCCTCGACGTCGCAGATGGTCAGCTCGTGCGGTGAGGCCGAGATGGGTTCGCCGTTGAGCATCTCCGGCCGGCCGGATTTGTCGCGCACGATCAGCCACATTTTTTTAAGTTCTAGCTTCATCGATTAAGACCCGTTGGTGTGAGTGCTGCCTTGCCCCCAAGTGAAGTTCACGGTCAGCGTGGTGATCTCGTTATTGACACGGGCACCGATGGCAACGTTAGTGATAAAGGCTGTCGCGCTCGCCTCTTTGCTCGCGGTCGTTTCGCCGGTCAAGACAGGATCAGTTACGGTAATCGTCTCAATGGTCGGGCTGCCGTCATCGATTGCGGCTCGCAGTGTCCTGACGTCGCTCATCTTGGCGAGTCCCTCGACCGTTACTTCGTCGTGATCCATTACATCGCCTGGGATGTAGGATTCGATGGCGTCGGTGAGATCGGTTTGAGAAACGCGCGGGATGGTGTTACTCGAGCCGCCGATGGATGTGGCCGCGATTGTGATTCCGGTCGTTCCGAGCGTCAGCGTCGAGCCGCCGCCTGTAAAGGGGATGTTTGCTGTTGCCATGATTTGCCTCCTTGTGGCTTAGGTTGGCGTCGCGGTTGTTGCTTCCTGATAAATAACGTCTGCGGTAATCGGCGAGATGTATCTCGTCTTGAGCGACTCGCCAATCTTCGATTGCTCGAAGGTGTTGCTGTTTATTCTCGTTTGAATCCAGAATACCCACACGCTCGAAAGCTCCCCACGGAACGCGTTCAGCTCTGCGCGAATCGCCAACCGTAGCGAGTTGGCGGCGGCCCGCGTTGAGGCGAAGCAATCAATCAGAATCGTCTCGGTGATGATTCCCGCCGCGCCGGTGTTGTGGGTCGGGTCGTCCGCGCCCATGCTCTCGATTGTGCACGCCGGCATCTGTACCGGCTGGCGTTTGCTTTTCGTTCGGCTGTCTGGATCATATTGTGGCAGCAAGTCGGGAAACATCCGAAACGCGCCGCCGGTCGCTTGAATCAGATTAGTGACGCCGCTCTTGCTGGCGAGGTGCGTTCGAATTATTGCGGTGGCGTCGGCCATCGTTCAGGGCTTCTTGCTTGCTGCTATTTTTTTGGCCGCGTTCTTCGCATCGCGTTTTATCTTTTTCACAATTCCGGCGTTTCCCAGTGCGGGGATTCTCGGCTTCACGTCGTCGCGAGATGGCTTCACCCACTCATAGGCGCGGGTGCGGCCGCCGTTCGCGGTGACGTGGCCGCGTTCAAGCCACGCGCCACGCGCTGCCCACATCTTGCCCCACAAGCCGACGCGGTGCCCGATGTCGTTGTGCTTAATCTTCGCCTTCTTTGTTAGCTTTTTGGTTTTAATAGCCTTAAACGCGGGGATAGGCCACTTCGCATAACGTCGGCTCATCTTGTCGCCGCGCCTGATGCGGCCCTTCATTTGTCTCTGTAGTTCCTTCGCGACCGAAGCCGTGAACGCGAGCGCGTATTTTTTCTCCACGTTCTCGGCGATGACGTGCACCTGATGGGAAGCTTCTTGCCATCCAACTGTGTTGAAGTTCAGGCCGGCTTCTTTTTTTGCCATTTTTTTCCGGACACTTTTATGGGCCGTTTTTCATATCGCGTTAGTTCCATCGACGGTTCTAGTTCCATCGCCAAACGAGTCGCCGCCTACTTGCGAAGTTGCCAAACGGTTCTAGTTCCATCGTTACAGTTCCAGTTCCTTACACTCGACAACGAGCGGGTCACGCGATGATTCCGGCTCGAGTACCGCGACAACCGAAAGCACGCGGTCGCCTTTGGTGAATCGGTTCATCGCTGAAACGGTCACGGCCGAATCGAGTTCCAGTGTGTGCGTGACGATGGCCTCGGTTTGGTCACCGCGCGTTGTCTCGGTTGCAGACTTCGGCGTACTGCGAACCCACACCGTCTTAATCGGCGTCCAGTCTTCGATGGGTTGGCCGTTCGCGTCGAGCGTTGCGTTGTCAAACTCAATCGACCATCGCTCGTTGCGGCGGCGTCCGGTGTTGGTTGCTATCGGCATCGGATCAGTCGTAGTGGCCTGGGCGGAACTTGTGATAGATTCGCAGGTAGTCGGGCAAGCGGCCGATTCCCTTGTTATGTTGAGAAACTTCATCGAGGCCGTGGTAGATGGAATCTACGTGCCGCTTCATCGCGAACGTGAGCGACGCCGGAAGATCGGTTGCGGCTGTGCCGTAGCCGGCGAGGTAAGTGATGGTGACGGCGTTTGCGCGGCCGGCCTGGGTCGTCGGCCACGAGATCGATGGAAGTAGACGGATGCGGCCAACCTCCCGCGTGGTATCGACGTCGTAGTCGGAACTCGAAAAAGTTTGAGTGCTTCCGTTTCCATCGATGTAACTAACGCTCGACACGCTCGAAAGCGGCGGCCGCGGTAGTTCGATGGTATCGCTCGCGGGGAAGTCGTCGAGCGTCATCGCCCACGTCTGCCGCAATAGACTGCGTTCGGATTCGAACTCGCACGAATCGCGCACCGCTTTGATAAGTTCAGAGATGTCACGGAGGTCGGCGTCGCCGTCGATACGGGCGAAGTCTCGCACCTGTTCAAACGTCAGCGGCTCGACGGTCGGGGCGACCGTTCGAGTAAGGCCGTGTTGCGTTAACATAGCTCACCTTGGCTAAGGCTATGCCGCCACCGAATCGCTTCGCGCCGAGTCGCTACTCGGTGGCCGGCGTGTCGGTATCTTTTCGTTTTCGCTTTCGCGCCGTTTTCGTTTTCGCTTTTGCCTCGCCTGGATAGTCGGCGCGGCCGGAACGCACGAGCGCGTTCGCGACGCCATAGGGCAGCGAGACGCTCGCGCCTGCTGCCCAATGACGCCACGCGTGACGGAGGATCACTTCAGACATCCATCTATGCTCCAGTTTTCAATGCGACGATTGCCTTTGCAGCCGAGCCGCTCGAGGCTTCGTGCACGTTGATGTCTATGCGTTGGGTGACGCGAACCGTGGTCACGTCCTCGTCGAAAGCGTACTGGTCGCTCGTCGCGACTTCGATCTGCTGGCGGTCGCCGAGCATCACGCCGTTGACGAAGTTTCCGAAGTACGCGCTCTTGGTTGCCACGGCTGTACTTGTCGGCATCTGGCTCGAGAAGTTGACGGGGTAGCCGAGAACCTGCCGAGCGATTCCGGTCGTCGCTTCTGCGGCAGTCGATCCGCCTTGGGCGAGGAGGAGCTTTTCCATGACGGAGTGGAAGAACGCGCGGCTGCAAATCCAGCTTGCGCCCTCGTGGTGCTCGTCGGGTAGCAACGCTACGACGTCTTCGATGTC